CTATCCGGCAGTTTTCAAAGGCGGCATGTTTTTGTAGAGCATGATGTCCGTGTATTTGGCCTGATAGTTCATGTGTTCTCTTATTTCCGTCCTTCCGCAACCGGCGAAAGGGTTTCCTATATTTTTGTTACGTCCAATCCATTCGCACAGTTCGACCACGGAGGATTTTTCCGAGGTGAAATAGATGAAAGGCTTGTCCTGCAAGATGGTGAGTACGTCGAGGTAATCGGACAGTTTCCAGCTCATGTTGTATGTGCCGACTTCGGTGGACAGATAAGGCGGGTCGATCAGGAAGACGACTCCGGGAAGGTCTTTGTAGCGGGCGAATAGTTCCTTGTAGTCGCAGCGGGTAATGACAAGCCCGTCCAAATAACCGGGGCACAGCGGATAGTCCGTCGTCCGGATATTGTTGTAAAAAGTCTCCTTTTTCATCTCGTTGAGGTTCAGGCTGTATTTCATGGAGAACATCAGCGACGACGAGAGGGTGATGTAGTCGACATACCCGTTTTTTTCTTCCCGGGCGATGAGTTCGATTATCTTTTCCCGGGCTTCTCCGGTAATGCGTTTATGCCTTTGTATGTCCGATGCGGCCTTCCTTATGTCTGCCAGCAGGGCGTTTGTGCGGGGTATGGCTTCGAGTCTGTGGCGGTAGTTGTCGAAATCGTTGTAGACGACCGTCGCGTCGGGCCGTTGATGCTTGGCGATGTGTGATAGCAACCCCGAACCGCCGAACAGGTCGACAAAGGTACGGGCGTCCCCGAATTGTTGCAGGACGGAGATGAAGTCGCGTGCGAACATGCGTTTTTGCCCCATGAAAGGCAGCGGGGCAGAGAGATACAGTTTTTTCATTGTAAATGTAAAGGATTATACGTTCAGTTCAAATTTCACATTTTCATTTTCCGAGAGCAGCACACGTGTCTTTTCCCGGTTGTTTTCGTAGATGTGGACGTTCCCGAGGTTCAGGGTAATCGATCCGAGTGGCAGGTCTATCTGCCGGGCCATGAGGTAGAGGTGGTTGATGTCTGCGGGTAGGCATTTGATAATATTTGTTCATTCGATCGTTTTTTTCGGTTTATTGTTCTATATTTGTGTTGCCAATCACATACGATGCGGTATTTCCGTACACACAAAAGCGCCATATCGCGGTCAGAAGGCATAAGCCCCCGACTGTGCGATATGGCGCATCTTTGTGTTAGTATGTGATTGGCGTCCTACTAACAGGTTGGGGGCTTTTTTATCCCCCCTATATTTTTTATTTCTTCAATAAGAGCCGTGTCGCCGTCCAAACGGCCGCGCCGGCTATGAGTACGAGCATCACGTTTCCCAGCCATAGCCTCATTTGAGTGAACCAGTTCAATTCCTTTTCGACGGGATAGATCTTAGGTATGACCTTTTCCCGGTAGATAGTCGTGTCCCGGACTTGTACATACAGCTCTTTCGGAATGGTGTCGGTGCGGGGTTTTGTCTCCAACGAGTGATACAGAGAACCGTCGATCATGATGCGGGCGTCGCTTACGGCGTAGTCGTTTTCGAGATGGGACGTGCTGTCGGCAGTCGTCCGCTCGGCTGATTGTGGCGGGACTTCGACAAAAAGGGTGTCGGTTACTTTTATCTCCCGTACCCGCTCTTCTACCCGCACGCTGTCTCGGGCCTCTACTACAACGACTTTCCCCGTGCGGCACGATGAGAAAAGCAGCATGACGGTGGCGATAAAAGCAAATATGGCGATAGTTATCGCCAGTGGGATTTTTTCGTTTTTCATACGATCTCTATTTCGATGGTTTCTCCGCCCGATTGGGCTGCCTTGCACAGGGCGACGAGCCTCTCTTCGTAGGGCGAGGAATTGATGACTTTCCCTTTCTCCTTGTTCTCTCCTACGAGAATACACCCCGCCGAATCCTCGGCCGAGTTACCCCGGTGGATAAGAACGCCCTCGAACTGCGGCACGTCGAGCAGCCGCGGCAGGTCGCGCCCGAACTTTGGAGAACGGTTCACGATGACTTTGTACACTCCCTCGGGTATCGCCGTCTCGCCAGGTACCTTTGCCTCGCCGCCCGCAAGGTCGCGCACCCGGTCTTCGAGCGTGTCGCAAAACCTTTCGCCATTCACATACAGCGTGCCTATCGTGTAGGCATCTCCCTTGAATCGTCTTTCCAATAAAAGTTTCATTTTTCTGTCTCCTTGTTTTTATCGGTAAATTCTTCGTTTATCTCCTCGCCGTGTTCTCGTTCGACGCGCTCGACGATGCGCTGCACGTTTTCGGGCAGGGCGCGTTTGAACTCGAAGCGTATCACATGATAAATGATGCGCAGGGCCTTGTTTGTGGGGTAAGCGTGTATGAGGTTTCGGAAGGCGTTCTGCACGTAGACGTACATGAAGACGTAGGTGAGCGACTTCATCGCGATAAGTGCGGCGGTGTCGTCTCCGCAGCCGATCATGATCGAGTAGATGGTCTCCGAGATAATGAGGTAGAGCAGCAGCTCGGCCAGTGCGTTCTTGAACTTCCGGAAGGAGAAGTTTCGGCACCGGAAGACGGATACGCCGTCGGCCCTCATGCCGGCCCACACGTTGAAGGCGAACATGATAACAAGGGCGAATACGAATCCTTTCGTCGGGGTGAGGAACGCCAGCACGGGGCTGAGGGCCGACACGGCGATGATGCGCCATTGTTCCCAGTTGAATATTTTGTCCATTATATATCTCTCCTATACAAAATCGTACCAGTATATCATATCGGCATCACACTTCAAGTTCAAAGAATGTTGATAGCGATATTTCCGGTATCGCCACAGCCACAGGCGGGGAATGACGCACCCCGTGCCGCCGTGCCTGTTCTGCTCACCCGGGCGGCGTATACTGCAATGTATGTTGTATGTGGTGTTCCACGACCGCTTGTCGCTTACGTATAGGCAGTGCGGGTGTTTCCCGTCGATGAACATGGCTTTGAGCCTGTCGAGGTCGTCGGCAGCGGTCTTCCGTCCGCCCATGACGTTTTCGAGCACGATGCGGTAGCAGCACCCTGCATTTTCGAGGAGGGCGACAATCTCCGGAACATCGGCCTTGTACTCGACAAGGCCGTGGCAGACCACAAGACCGTCCTTGCCGTCGAAACGCACGCGGAGGTCGAATGCGCGTGCCCCGCCCTCTATCTGTTCCTCGACGGTCGTCCGCTGGCAGCGGGCGAAAGGCCTCAAAAGGTATCCCCACCATTTCATCGGTTTATAGCCCGTCAGGCTGTTGTGTGATCCGTACATATCTATATTGCTTTAAAGTCAAAACGAACCTCATTGGAAGGAATTTTCTTATTTTCAAAGTAATAAAGGCCTATGCCGGCACCGTCAAGGTCGTTCGCCACAAAGTAGGCGCTTACCGTGTCATTGTCGGAATCAAAATGATAATTAAGCCTGAAATTGAAATATTGGTATTCGGTATCTTCCGAAACGAAGTAGATAGGAGCTTGCGAGGTCCATACGCTTTTGGGCAGGCTGCTCAGGTCCACATAAGTGTCCACATTGTCGAAACAGCCGTATACCCGGTATGCCCTTTCCATGCCGTCGAGTTTGGCCTTGTCGGCAGAAGCCATGAGGCCGTCCGATGATTGGGAGGCCGTGGGAATCTCCGGCATGAAATATTTGAACGCTTCCTGCTCCGAGGATATGGGGTCGAGCATTCTCCGGTAAAGGTATGATCCGGTCTCTTCCTGCACGAAGATGTATTGGTAGCGCACATCCGTGCCGCTTTGCCCTACGGTCATGACAATGCTCTGCCCTTTCAGCTCCACGGTCTCGGCGAAGCCTATCGTGTCCACGTCTATCATTGAAATAGGGGCAACATACACGCCGGGAGATTTAAATACTTCCGCGTTGATGTCCGTCTCCGTCCGGGAGACAAGGGCTTTTGATTGGTTCACGGTTACATTACCCGAAGAATCCACCGTAATGTCCCCGCCACCCTTCACAAGACCTGCTTTCGAGCTTGTCGCTACACCCAAGTTACCGCGGTGGTATAGCTCGTATCGTGTATTTCCCCTAATATAGTTCGGAGTACCATTGTTCCACATGCCCAATTCGTGGAGTACACCCGATGAATCCGTAAGCCGAAGCACGATACCCCGGCCTCCGTTGAAGTCCGTGAAAACAGTAGCATTGCCTTTGTTCCCTCTTAGCGTAAGGGTGCTGCCTATCGATAGAGTTCCCGGAATACTTGTGTTCCCGCTCTTGTCAAAAACCACAAACTCCCTGACCGGCTTACTTTCGACAGTCCGCGCTCCCGAATACTGTGAAAACTTCACTATCTCGTTATAAATGGTATTACCCCCATCATCGCCCGTATATATTTCAAGAAGCCCTTTATTATCTTCTGTACTTCTACCTACGATTCCCCAATAATCGTTGCCGCCCCCCATGACCGCTTTTATTCCCCGCTCCCCGGAGTTCCCGTAAGAGGCAAATTGCAAATCCCCCGCAAGGGTACCACCGGTTAATGACAAATACAGTTCGCCTATTTTTTTACCGGTTACGGGGTCTACGACGGCAGCGGGTATCGTCGCCGGGTAAATCGTTGCCCCTTTCTCTTTCAGTTTCTTTATCCTTGCCATGTTTCAAGTATTGAAGGCAGACGGAAACCCCGTCCGCCGCGTTTGTCAAATCGTTATCTCCGGATACTCCGTTACATCGTTTACGGCTTCCGATTTCAAGTAAGTGGCCGCGATGTCCGCCCCGTTCTTGTCCTGCGTTGCTTTCGTGGCTTGGTTCACCGTAACCGTTCCATCAGAACCTACGGTGATGTTCCCGCCGCTCTTCACACCGCCGAGGGCTGAACCCGTCGCAACCGGAAGCGTGTATTTGTTCGCCCCTGCCGCAATACCGTCCAGCTTCACTTTATCCGTTGCTGACATCAAGCCATTGGTCGTTGTGGTAGCTTGTTTTGAAAGTTTACCAACTTTACCGTCTTCATCGTACATATCTGTTTCAAGAGCAGAAATATAGTCTTGATTGTCTGATACTTTCCCCGAAAGAACATCTATATCACCACTCAAAGCTATTTCTGTTGAATCAGTGTATGCCTTTGCTTGTGTCAAAATATCTGCCAGCAACCCGGTAAGCGTATCCGTGTCCGTGATGCCCGCAAGGAACGATTCGATCTCCTTCCAGCGGTTGATCGTCGCGTCCGAAGCATCCGCATCTTCGAGGAATGCGTTTACTTTGTCGATAAACAGGTTTAAGTACTGGGCATATCCGTCAAGTCCGCTTTCGCTGTGTTCACCTATGGTACTACGCAGGTCGGACATGGCCTGAACGATATTCTTGCTTTCACCCGGGTCACCGAACGTAAGGGCCAAATCATCTATGATTTCGCTCAGTTTGGTTTTGTTGTTGGGGTCTACCACAGCCTGCGGTATCGTCGCCGGATAGATTGTACTTCCGTTTTCCTTTAACTTCTTAGTCTTTGCCATTGTGATTATGTTTTATTGGTTATATTTCCTCGTAGTCCGTCGTATCCGTGTAAGCCTCCGAAGTTATCGTGCCGCTTTGCACAAATCCTTGCGTAACCGTGTCAGGATAACCCGCCTCGAACGAAATCGAGTAAGACCGTCCGTTATCGAACAAAAAGGTCAGCCTGTAATCCACCCCGTCCTCTATCCTTACAGAGGCTGTCCCAAAAAACAAGGGTTCCCCGAATTGCGTCGTCGCTTTCAATAACAGTGGGGCTTTACCTTTGGTGGCAGCAAGCATTACTGCGGCTATTTCTTCCAAATCCTCGTCCAAATAGAAACCTTTCCCCGGGGTATATTCGCCCAAATCGATAACTTTCGGTTGCAGTTCCCCGGTTGCTGTTTCGAGGTCGCCGATACGGCCGGCATCTTTTTCCTGCTGCTTTTTTATCGAATCCACAGTCGCGGCATCGGCCTTTCCGTTGAGCGTATCCGTCAGCCCTTCGACCGAGGCGGCCGGTATCTTGTCGTCCTTGTGGAAAAACGAGTCGATCCACGCGGCGAACTGTCCGGCTGAGGGATAAGCCCCCCGGCTGAACCATTTTTTCAATGTCTCCCTTGTTGTTGCCATTCTATCGTGCTTTGATGATGTAGGTAAGCGTGTAGTAAGGCGGCCGGTTCTCGTGCGAATTCGAGGCGTCCCAACCGCCGGCGGCCTCCGTCTCTTTGGCGGCAGACAGTGCCCCGGTGTTTCCTCGGGCCATTCGCGAATTTTCCTCCCCTGCTTTTGTTGGGGCGGAGTTGGTAATGGAGATCCACGTAAACGTATGCGTATGCAAAGGCAGTCCCGACTCTTCGGCCGTGAGGGTTACGTTTTTCTTTCCGCCGGCAGCCCCCAAAGCGTTGTAGTCATCATCGGAGTCGCTGCGCCCCACGACAAAACGGCCGCGCAGGTCGGGCACCCGGAAATAGCCGGCAGTCGTGGTATAAGCCACGCCATTTTCCGACATGGCCCGGTTGAAGGCCGCACCGACGGCCGCATAGAGTTCTGGGTAATCCTTTTGGGCGTATTGCGCCCCGTTGCAGAGAAGCCAGCCGTCCGGGACGTTTTCCCCGGCAAAGAGCTGTACCGATCCCACCGGTTGGGGCTGTATCTTTTGGAAGGCTGTTTCCAGTGCCGACAGTTCCGCCCGCAACTCCGGCAGGGTATCTGCCTCGTGGAAATCTTCCCATTTGAAATTTTCCCCGCCGATGCCCGGCGAGAGGCAGCGCACGGTGTAGGCCCGGGGGAAGTCCACGCCTCCCGACGATACCGCGACCGCCGAAGCGTTGAGGTACATGCCCGATGCCACCGCACCGCCCTCGAAATAAAGGACCTCCCCGTCGGGGAACTCTTTCGTGCGCAAGAACACGTAACCCGGAGCGCGTGTCGTGCCGTCCTCCCGGAGCTCGCAACCCCGGAGCACGGCCTTGTCGCCGGCGAGGTTGCCGATAATCTGCACGAGGCTGATGTTCTCCTCCATCGAGGCGAAAGTCTCCGCATCGACGGGGAAATACTGCTCGGCCTGTGTCGTAAAATTGCCAATCGTTCGTTTCATCATATATTGTGTTTTACAAATTCTTTTCAATCCCCATACAGAACGGCATATCGCATCGAGGCCAGCCGGTAGGTATCGACCACGCCGGAAAGGCGGCTTTCGTCGATACGCCCGCGTAACGCGGCGGGAATCCCCACGATGAAGTCGACCGCCCCGGCTCCCGTAAATTCGCGACGGTAGATTTTTTCACCTGCCGAAGCCGCCCGCAGGGGCAGCTTCAACGGCCGTCGGGCCGCACGCCGATAAACCACCGTCCCGAAGTCGGTCTTGTCGCTGTCGGAGAGGGTGATGCGGCGCAGCTCCGGGTCGAACTCGTCGTTGAGCACCGCCCGCAGGTAACAGACCTGCCCGTTATGCCGCAGCCGGTAACCGGTGCGCTGCCGGTATTGCATGAAGCGCGCATGCAGGTGGCTCACCGGCGTAACCAGCGCGAAAGCGAACGCGCCGAACAACGGCTTCCGCCAGAAAGTCGGCAGCAACAGCAGTGCCAGCCGGCGGATATTCACATCGTATTTACCCATTGTTGTAGACTTTCAGGTTCAACGTCAGCGTGTCCACCCGGAAATATCCCGCATCGGGGACATACCGGGCATTGATGGCCGCCCCGTCCGTGGTGGAAGCGCCGACAAACTCGACCACCTTCACCCCCTCGACCCCTTGCAGGGCGTCGACAAGCGCCATGTTGGTATATTCGCCGTTGAAAGGCAGGTTCTCGATATACGACTTGATCGCCGCCTCGCAATCGGTTTTCACCGTCTCAGGAGCCAGCATGGCATCGTAGTAGATGTCGACCTCGCAGCTGAACGGGTCGGCCTCCTTGTTCACCACGTCGATGCGCACGCCCGCATCTTTTATCTCGGCGAAATAAGCCGCCAACTGCCGCGCCGTCCCTTCGTCGAGCGGGGTACGGCGGCCGTCCGACTCGCCCGCCACCTTGACCGTCAGTACCGACGTCTCGCGGCTCTCCCCCGCCACGGCGTGCTTCACCACCCGGGCGGCGGCCATCTCTTCCTCACTCATCGCCGAGGTGTCGTATTCGTCGCTGTCGGGCAGGAGCACCTTACCCTTCATAAACCACAGCGCTTTATCCCGGTACCATTTCGGGCGGTGCGGCAATATCTCGTCGATGCGGCTGTCCACATCGGCCGTGTGCGCATCGAAAAGGCACTCCAATACCCATACGGCGCAGGCCGCGACATAAAACAACACGCCCTCGACGCTCACCTTGCTGAAACGTTCCGTAAAGCTGTCGCCCGGCGTGAACCCGTAAGCCGAAGCCGCCGCCTCGTTGCGCATGAAATCCGCAGCGATGCCCTCTTTTATTTCTGTAATTGTCCGTGCCATTCTTCCTTCCTGTTTTTGTCGTCAACTCACTATAAAATCCACCTCGACACCCATGAACCCGATACCCCCGTAAGGAACCGCCGCCATCTCTTCCGCCGTTACTTCCGTCGCCGGACGTACTTTTCCGGCAGCAAGCATGACGACGACCTGTTTTTTTACGATATCCTCCTGCCCATACACCAACAGCCGGCCGGTGGAGAGGCTGTCGGTTACAGAAAGGCCGTTTCTTGCCGCCAGGGAAAAGACGGCTTCAAAAGCCCCGCATTCCTGCACGGCGATATCCGCCAATGATTGTCCGTTATGTACCGTGATATTCCGCATCGATCGTAACTTTGTTTTTTACGGTGTCGATTTCCACCGTGTTGATTGTCATTCCGTCCGATTCCAGTTGCAGGGATATTTCCCGCTTCCAAGCCGTTATTTCGTCATCACCGAGAATATCGGAAATGCCCGCCCCGAGAAGCGGATATTCCTTGAATTCCCCCTTGTGTGCCTGTAATATGACGGCCTGGTTCTGATAGGTTGTACGTCCTATTTCCAGTCCCCCGGCGATAAGCCCCCGGGCATCCCGGGCCGTATTTATTTTCAGGTCGGAGGTTTCCGGGTCGAGTAATATGCCAGTTCCTTTCATCAGTGTGTAACTTTTGTGTCTTCTATGTCGGCTTCCCGCGTCTCTGTCAAGGTGGAGGACCACGATACATCGAGTGCCGTTTTCAGGGCACCGCCACCGTCCTGCAGTACAGGCTTCCAAGCTTTAAATACCGATTTAAGCGCGTTTATATCCCGTTCGATGAGATTCAGCCGCCCGGTCAGTTCTTTTACGTTGGCCAGCCCGTTGTTGCTGCCGCCGTTTATTTCGATGGCTTTTCCGGTGAAGCGTGCACTGCTTTCCCCGACATGCAGTTCGATGGCGGCAATTTCGGTAAAACCGATGACAGCCAATTCGCGCATCGTTCCGGCCGAAAGGTCGGCCACCAAGACGGAGCTGCCCACAGCCGGGGTGATGAGCAAACCTTTTTCCGCCCCTTTCTTGACCGGGGAAAGGCGGATACCGGGAATCACCAGATCGCCTATCCGGGCCGAGCAGGTGTCCCCATCCACCGAGACCACTTCCATCAGCCAAAAGGCGAAACAGGGTTTTCCTGTTCCCGTAATTTCCCGAAGCAACGCCGCTATCTGCGAGTATTTGTCCATCAGTCTATTTTTTTTCCAAGTGTAACTTTCCTTTTTCCACCGGCCGAAGAGAAAGAGGTCTCGACGGCGACGACATAGTACTTGCCGGTTTTGTATTCATAATCCGCATCCCTTATCTCCGCAACCCATGCCGGCTCGACATAGGGAACGAGCCAACCCGTTATACTCCCTTCATAGCCGGTATATGAGCGTATTTTCAGCTCTTCGTCGGCACGGCGTTCGAGGGTGGCCTTATCCGAAACTCCCGGTATTTTCAGATTGAATTTGTCCCCGCCGGGAGTACCTTTGGTGACTTTCACCGTTTTACCGGCCGCATCGGTTCCCTCGATGGTGCAGATGAATTTCCGGTTCCGTGCTTCCCGGTATTTCAGTTCCGACTTTTCTATGTTCACGGCAAAATCATAGATGACGGTTCCGCCTATCTCCGCATATTGCGGGTGTATGTGCAGTGTCCTGCCTTTCAGGTATATGTTCGCCCGGGTCTCCTCCTGTATCTTTTTCAGCACGTCGAATCCCGTCGCGTTGTAGATGGTGAACCTGTCGTATTTGAAATCATAGTCGCAGGAGAGGTCGAAGCCGCCGAGTTCCCGGTTTACATACTCCATGATTTCTTTTACGGTGGCATCGGTGAAAACTTTGTCGGTCAAGTCTTTGCGGTAATTGTACAACTCATCTTCACACTGTATTTTTATGCTGCCGTCATCGGTGGCGATACTTTCCACGTACCCCTCGAACTCGACCGGAAGTTCCGACAGGTCGGCGTCATAGCCGAACCGGATGGCAACGGCATCCCCCTCTTTGATTTTTCCTTCGATTTCCAGCGCTTTGTTATATACGGTTGCCGGGAGGACGACCACGGCGGTATCCGCCAGGTTTTCCACTCCGGCTTTGACCGTTACGCTTTCGAGCATGGTCAACCGGTAATCGCCTATGGTGATATCGAAGTCCAGGGAATACATTGTCAGATGGAGATGAAGAGTTCCGTATTGTTGTCGCTGTACGCTTTGATGCTGAAATTTTGGTTGTTCACCCCTTTGGTGTGCGGGAACGAGAGCGATTCCACCGCCAGGTATTTGATACCGAGTATAAGAAGGATTTCTTGCGCCACCTCTATGCTCCGGCGTTCATTGAAAAGCGCGGTTATCGTTCGGACCTGTTCCTCGGGATAAGCGTTCCCGTCGAGGGAAACGATGCCTTGTATCTGTACGGTGTAATCATCCCGGCACCACCGTTCCTTAACGCTGCCGCCTGCCGTCCCTTTGGCGACGGAACGCCGTATGATCGAGTTTTTTCCGCTGACCGAAACCAGCGGCTCGATGGGGAAGGTGAACCATTCCGTGTCGTCCGGACGTTTCACTTTAAAGGGCATTTGCGAATGAATGACACCCTGGCGGGTCATTGCCCCCTTGACGGCCTCTGCTTCGGAAACGGAAGTGATCGGGTTCCCGCCCGGCGGAATGATGTACGGGGGCAAGGTACCGAAACTGCCCAACGCCTTCGAGTAGTGGACGGCCGCCGGATCCAGCGGGTTGCCGCTGTATGAAACTTCCACACGCGGAATCATTTTTTGCAGCTCGTATTCGATTTTAGCCATTATTGCGCCGTTTTTGCCATTTGTAAAACGCGGATAAAGAGGCTCTCCATGTCCCGCTCCATGTTTTCCCGATTGTCGTCGTAGCCGCCTTCGTAAACGATACGTTCGACCATGTTCCCGATAGAGATGTTGATGGTCGTGTTCCGTGTCCCGCCCGTGGCGACGGCTTCGGTGGCGTTTTTGGCCACCTCCCCGCCCGTAGGGTTGATTCCGCTTTCCGTTTCCGACCCGCCGAGTCCGGGTATGGACGGGGAAGATATGCCCAGTTTGGCCCCGAATCCCGAAACGATGTCCGACAAAGACTTTTCCGAGTTCCACGACATATCGATACCGGCGAGCGACCGGCCGGCATTCTTCAAATGGTCGGCCACACGTTGCGCTCCTGCAGTAATGGCCTGTTGCCGGGCTTCCACGTCGGCACCGATGGCAGCTATGGCCGCCCGGTTTTCCGCACTGTTTCCCAAGCCTACCGCCTCTTTGAATTCGTACCAGCCCAACTTTATTTTGTCGAGCCCGACCATGATGCCGTTCACAAGGGTGGAGAAGTAGAGCTTTACCCCGTCGACGAATGCGTAGAAAGTGTATTTCATGAATCCGACGACACCTTCCCAAAGGGAACCCCAACCCTCGATTTTATAACAGAGGTAGGCGATGACGGCGATAAGGGCCACCACGCCGGCAATGATCCATGTCGTGGGGGAAGCCCACATGGAAGCGTTCAATGCTGTTTGCGCCGCCGTCCACGCCCATTTGGCCGTGGTAACTATACCCGCCCACAAGGCGGCCAGTTTGGTCCGGGCGATGACGATCCCCATCGTTGCGGCCATTATTCCCAACAAGGCGGTAAGGACGGTTATGGCCGTGTTCCCCCCGGAAAGCAGGTCGAACCAACGTCTGAAAGCAAACACGCAGCCCGTTACGCCCTTATGTATCCACGACAAAAGGGCGGCGGTGTAGTCGATGAGCCGGGAGAAAACGGCAAACGCCGGATTGATGAACGGTTCGATGATGTCATACAGTTTCCAAAGCAGCATGGCGGCGTTGTCCAGCAAGGTGGACCATTTCCCGGACTTCGAGCTGCCGAGACGTTCGGTCATGTTATAGAACAACCCGCCCGCAGAGGTGGCCGAAATGAAGGCGTCCCGGACCATTTCCGCCGATATTTCCCCCTTGCTCATTTCATCTTTCAACACGGCCATCGACTTGCCGGTCGTCCTTGATATTTCATTCAGGGGGTTGAAACCTGCGTTAATCATCTGCAACAGGTCTTGACCCATGAGTTTGCCGGTAGAGGTCATTTGGGAAAAAGCCAGTGTCAGGGAATTCATCTTTTCCCGGTCGCCCATGGCGATATCCCCCAACATCTTGATGTTCGGCATGACACGGTCCGCCGCGATGCCGAAGGAGAGCATCATTTTGGCATTTTCCTGCAAATCCGCCGCCATGTAGGGTGTGGCCGCCCCGTATTGCCGGAGGTCGGAGACCAACCGTCCGCCGGCTTCTTTCGATCCGAGCAGCACTTCAAAGGATATCTGTGTCTTTTCCCGATCGAAGCCCTTTTTCAAAGCCGCCAGTCCCGCCGTTCCGGCCAGTACGATGGGATTGGTGATGGCCGAGGCGAACGGCAGGCTACCGAATGCTTCGGAAAAAGCCGCCTTCAAACGGCCTCCCGTCGTACTCTCCAAACGACGCAACTGCCTTTCGAGCAATTGTATTTCCCGGTTGGTGGTGCGTATCGCTTCGATGTTTCCGGCCGGTATCCACTCCCGCTCGGCACGCAGGGCGGCAATACGTCCCGTCAGCGAACCGATGCTCACGCCGAAGTCCTGCATCGTGCGGTCGGCTTGTACGACCTGCCGTTGCACCCGGCTCCACACCGCCAGTTGCCGGTCGTTGGCAATGCCTATGCGCGAGAGCTTGCCCGAGATTTTATCTTGTAGGGAGAGGGTATATTCAACGATATTGCCTGCCATCGGTTCGTTTGTTAGGGTTTGTTCGCCTCTTTTTCCTTTTTCCGGATATATACCAGTTCATTATAACGGGCGGAGAATTCCTCGTCATCGAGGTTATCCGGTTCTATGTGCATGTAGTAGCGCAGCTGCGCCGCCATGATCCGAAACGTATCGGCATCATCGACGACTGCAGCTTCTATAACTTTTCCAGTTCGGCCTCCCCGACTTCAACGATATCGGGGATCATTCCCGAAGCGGCGAGGAACAGGCTGTCGTCGGTGCGGATATCCGTATCCCCGCCGAGCCAGCACTGCCGCAATATGACCTCGTTGAATTTCAACGGGTCGGCTTTTCCGGCCACGGAAGCGGCCGAGAGGTCCTTCCGTTTCGGCGCACGCAGGTAACAGACATGCTTTCTACCGTCGGCATCGTCCACCTTGATGGCGAATACGTTTTTATGGGTCTCTTTCCACTCTTTTATCTGCTCGGCGGTGGCTTCTCCGATCGGTTTTTCTTTTTCCATGACGGATTTTCTGTTTGATGACGGTTGCCCGTCCGGTTAAACGATTTTTTTCTTGTCCAGGAAGATGAAAGGGAGGGTGCATTCCATGAATTTATCCCCCTGTTTCAGTTCTTTGGGTTCTTCGGTAAACTGGCAGCCGATCAACTCGTCCGTGGCGATCATGTCCCCTTTCGACGGGTTGCCGTAATTGGCGACTATTTTCACCTCGAGGTCCAGTATGGAGCCTCCGCCGGCGACTTCCAGCGCCAACAGTTCGGACTGGGTAAGGGTGATTTCCCCTTCACCCGACTTGTTGCCTTTCTGAATGCTCAGCGGTTTGTTCCCTTTGCCGTAAAGCGCTTCTTTTTCTTGTTTGTAGACATATTTCAGTCCTCGCAGGCCGGAGATGTCGCGGTTGCCCATGAAGACGGTCAGGTCTGCAAATTCGTACTCTCTGCTGTTGAACATTGTTTCCTTGTTTATGTGGTTTTGAAACCGAGATCGACATCGATGTATTTGGCGTAACCGTTGGGCTTGACACGCAAGCCGGCGGCAATACGGGAGGTGGCGAGAATGTCCTGCTTGTAATCGATGGAACACTCCACGCCGGTATCGTCAGGGTCGGCGGGGTCGTTTCCGAGGTTCCCGTTGGCGGTCATGCTGCTGATGATGGCTTGTTCGACATCGCCCTGCACGGAGGCGCACCAAGCCGGGGAAAGGGTCCCATCCGTGGCGATAGGCACTTCGTCGTTGAGCGATTCGACAAGGGTGTTGTATGCGATACGGTAAGCCTTGTCTATGACCCGGCGGTTCGACAGCGAATTGTAATCGTCCGTGGCAGCCGTGGCCAGCGGGTCATCCGCAATGAAGTAACCCGACTTGCCCACAAACGTCCGGAACGTGATGTATCCTTTGTCATTGATGCTTTCCACATCCGCTTCCTCGACGGTTTTCCCGCCGACGAACATCTCCACCGGCGTAAGGGCGCCGCTTTTCACCCGGCTGATCTTACGCTGGACGTCCGTGGCGGCGATTCTCCCGGCAACGATGCCCATGGCCGCGTTCGGGCTGTCTTGCGACGTATCGCCGATGACGATGCCGCAACGGTCATGGTTCATTGTTTTCAGATCGGGCAGGCCGGTATCATTGCCGGAATAGGCATACCCTTCAATCAAAGTGAATATCGGGGCATAACGGTCGTCTGTGGCCCATTCCCCGAGAGCCTGCGCCTTTGGCAGGGCGGCGATGACATCGCTGTCCATACCCTCGGAATCGTCGAGCTCGTAGCTTTCCCCGGGTGTTTTGAAGGCGATGAGTCCCCGTATGTTGCCTTTGGCCGACAATAACAGCGATTTTGCGCCGCCGGCATTGTCCTTGTCGAGTACCGTGGCAAAAGCGGCTGTCTCGGCAAAACCCATGAGCCACAATTCCAGGCCGTCGCCGCCCTCCGCATAGAAATCCTTGACATTGCGGTAAAGGTTGGGATTGTTCTCGGAGGTAACACCCAAACTTTCAAGGTCGGCGAGCTTTTTGAGAGAGTAAGCCTTGCCCAGTTTGAAATTTTCTTCCCCGGCCACCTCTGCCGCACCGATAGCGATAAAGCCCAGGCAACCGTCGTCCATTTCGGCCACTTGCCCGAGAGCCCCGTTCGAATAGGTTATTTTTACACGTGGTAACATGGCTTCTTTCTATTTTCGTTTGACTGTAATTACGTTTTTATCCCCGAGACGTTTCGCATGTTCCCGGGCGTCGTGCTCGTCGAAAAAGCCGAAATTGTCCGAGGTCATGAAAACCTTTTCCTGGTCGGGATAACAGGAGAGTATCCGCAATCCCTCTTTTTCGGTATCCGAAAGCGGTGGTTCCTCCTTTTTTTTCTTTGAACGGGTTTCTTTTTCCGCTCCTGCGGATTTGGGCGCTTTATCGGTTTGGGGTTCGTTCTTTTCAGATTCACCCGGTCGGGTATCCATATCCCCCGCACCCGTTTTGTTTTCTTCGTTTTGCATTTTAATAGAGGTAAAATCGTTTATGAATGGTGTTTGAATTTCCGGTCGGGGGAGCTCGCGCGGGCCGCCGCGCGTATCCGTTTTCAGGATAACGGGCGGTGCGGCCCTGCCGTCGAGGTGAAACGTGCCGGTATCATGGACCGTTTCCAACCCCTACCTGCCGGCGGCGCGGGATTGGCCCGCACCCGGAACCCGTATGGCTTATCCCCCTGCGGAAGGCTCTTCGGTTGCCTGGCAAATAAGCGCGACACCTTTTTTGTCCGAGCGGATATAACTTCCTCCGGCACGTTGCAGGAAAGAGATGATATCGCCGTAATAAAGCGGGTTTCCTTCATCGTCGAAAAGAATCGACGCACCGAGAGCCCGGGATACGCAATCTTCCTGCCAGGCTATGCCGGCTGCCGAATCGGTCGCATCGGCGGCCGCGCTCCACTCCTTGAGGACTCCGGCTTTCGTCGTTTTGGCGACCTGGCCGCGTTTGTAGAACCGGAAGCCGGCATATTCCCCGATGACACCTTTTTCCGGATCGGCACCCGCCAGGAAGGCGACAACCTCGTTGTTCGTCATCGAGTTCTTCAACTGGTTGTACATGTAAGCGTCCAAAAGCATGTAACGGCCTGTCTGCGGAATGTTCTGCGAGTCGAAAAGCAGTTGGGCCGCTTCGACGGAGGCTTTGGTCATCGATTTGCGGTTTCCCGTCGCCGAGGCGATATGGGCGGTAACGGCAGCTCCTTCGGTGAATATCGTGTTTACCCCGGAAGGAATCCAGGAGTAGATGAGCGACGCGTGTATGTCGTCTGCCAGTTTGTTGCGGGAGCCTCGTATGATGCTTTCCCGTTTGTTGTACGAAAGCTCCACCTTGTCCGCATTGGGTATGCGGATAGGATCGACCGAAAATTCATCGATATCATACGAAAGGTCCACATCTTCCCGTGTGGTAACGGCTGCGGGAAAGGTGGTGCGGTTTTTCACCACGGAAGGTGCCGCACCCGCATTCGGTACATGGACCGTCTTCTCGTTTACGAATTCCGAATGGTCCACCGATTTGGAAGCGAAGGAATTGTCTGCAAACAGATTTTCGATAATGGATTTGATCCAGATTTGAACTTGTAATGCCATTTTATGAATTTTGAATGTTTAGCGTTGAACACATCTCTTTGTACTTTCTCTCGTACAGGTCGGGGTACTTCTCTTTCAATTCCGACAGACGGCCGGAACGGTCGATCTCGTCCCACGTCATCTTTGCGAGGCTTTCGCCTTCCCCGCCGTCGGCGATTTTCCCGCGCAGGCTCTGCCGGGCGGGCATGCTTCCGAGAATCTTACGGGTATTCGCGAAATCGGTCTCGAACAGCTTCAAGTAGGTCTCTTTCAGGTCGGCAGGGATTTTCCCCTCTTTTATGGCCTGCTCCACCTGGGCGGAGGCTTCGGCTTTCTCCCCGGCGGCCTTTTCTTCGGACAACCGTTTCACTTCGGACTCGGCTTTCTCTTTCGCCTCTTGCAGGGCGGCGATCTCCTGTTTATGGCTCTCCTGTAACCGGGTGATGGCGGATAACACCTCCGTGTCCCCAGCGTTTTCAGGCAGCCCGAGCTTCAAAGCAATTTCTTTCATTGGCTTATGATTTGTTTGTTTATGAATAAGACGAACGGGGCACTCCCTTTCGTCGGATAATTCGATGACCCGGTCATTGTCGTCGTAAAGGACGATGCCCGCCGCATTCGGGTTGGAGGGTATGTCGACAATCGACACCTCGCGCAATTCGCATTTCGTTACCGTCGCCCGGGTCTGTCCGGGTTTAAGGTGCTCGGGGGCTTCGCTCACCTCTATGATACGGATTCCGATCGAGCAGGCTTTCAAAAAACCGCCTTCCACTTTATCCGCTATCTTGGCCGCAAAATCGTCTTTCTTGTCGAAAACGGGTTCGCCGGACATGATGCCGCCTTCCCCGGCCCCGTAGTTCTTCCAAATGCCGATGGGAAGTATCTCGTCTTTCTTACCGTACAATGTGCGGTGGTGGTTGAACAGCATCACGGGGTTCTTTTCAAAGCGCGTCAGGTCGATGCCCGATGTCAGTACCCGGAAACCGTAACTGTTTAATTCTTCGTCTGTCCAGATAAGTCTTTTTGCCATTGTTTTTATAAAAGGACGGGGGCTTGGCAGGGCGGCAACTCACCCCCGTATGACAGTTCCCTCGGTTATCCGCCGGATTGCCGCTCCCGGCGGATCTTTCAAAAATGGTTTGTGGCGGGAGCGGGATTCGAACCCGCGACTTCGAGGTAATGGGCCTCGCGAGCTGCCTCTGCTCTATCCCGCTGTTTTCCGGCAAAAATCTCAATAGGTTTCCGCCCCGGCAAATTGTGTGGACATTCTGTACACTCTTTTTTGACACCCGCCGTTTGAAAGCGACTTTTGCATTAAAAAGATATTCCGAATGTCTCTTACCAAACAAGAAATCGAAATACGGAAAGGATACGCTTTCCGGCTTTTCATGAGCGGGGAATCCCAGAAATCGATAGCCCGGACCGTGGGCACCACGGAAGCAACGGTAAGCCGGTGGGCGGGAAAAGAGGAATGGGACAAGAAAAAGCAGGAGCAGAACACTTCGACGCTTGCCCTGGCCAACTCCATGATGGCGGCGGCCCGTAAAATGTCGGAACTCATCATCTCGAATATCGAGAACGGGAATACCGATATAGGGACGATCACCAAGTGCTCGGACAACCTGGTCAAAATCATGGCGGCGGCCGAACGTATCGCCAAGACCGTTACCCGGGCGACGGTCATCGACGTGGTCATCGCCCTCGACCGCTGGCTGGTGCAACGGGCGGAAGTCGATGAGCGCCTGTCTCCCGAAATGCTCGAATCGATTACCGGCTTCCACAGGAAATATATCGAATATATCACCTCAAACGAGACATGATGGCCGGAGAAAAAGAGAGATATAAAAAAGCGCTCGAACGTTATGCCAAACATCTTCAAGAGATACGGAACATAACGTCCGTCATACCTAAGGGTACAGACGCGGAACGTGCATCGCGCATGGCTCGGGCCAGGGAGGATTACGATTTTTTCGTGCATGCCTATTTCCCGCATTTGGCGACCTCCCGATGCGGGAAGTTCCAGATAGAAGCGGCGGAATACATAAAAAACAATCCACGCGCACGGTGCGTACTCGAATGGGCTCGTGGCCATGCGAAAAGTTCACACATATCGTTAATGATTCCGCTTTGGCTGAAAATACAGGAAAACCCCGAGCCAATGATCATGGTGCTCGTGTCAAAGAGTGCGGACATGGCCCGGCGGCTGTTGTCCGACTTGCAGGCGGAGCTCGAGGGGAATGACCTGTTTCTGCATGATTTCGGAAGGCAGAAAACGGACGGCCTTTGGACGGACGGGGAATTCGTCTGCGCCGACGGTTCCATGTTCATCGCCCTCGGGCGCGGACAATCGCCGCGCGGTATCAAAAGGCGGGGGCTGCGGGTGAATTACATCAGCATCGACGACATCGACGACGATGAGATGTGTCGCAACCCCCGGAGGGTGGACGAAGCCGTCGACTGGTGCCTGAGCGCACTCATCGGCACCATGGCCATGGGGCGGGGACGGTTCGTCCTGGTTGGAAACCGCATCGGCCAATATTCCATTCTCGGGGAAATGGCCTCGCGCCCCCACTTTTACCATACCGTCGTGAATGCCCTCGACAAAAAAGGAAAACCGTCCTGGTGGCAGAATTACCAACTGTCGGAAATCAACGACCTGCGGGTGGAAGTCGGCGAACGGCGCTTTCAAAAGGAATACATGAACAACCCGCTGGACGAAGGGTCCGTTTTCGAGCGGAAGTATATCCGCTACGGCAAGATGCTTCCCTTGCGGGAATACCGCGCAATCGTCTCTTATACCGACCCGTCGTTCAAATCGTCGTCGAAAAACGACTTCAAGGCCACGCTTTTGGTGGGGCTGACCAAAGAGGGAAAGTTCCATGTCATAAAGGCTTACGCCGACCAGACGAAGGTGTCGGTCATGGTGGGGTGGCATTACGAGATAAGCGACTTTGTGGGGGATACGCCCGTCCGGTATTACATGGAGTCCAATTTCATTCAGGACTTGTTGATGGACGAGTTCCGCAAAGCGGGTATCGCCTCGGGAAAGCAGATCCCCATTACCGGGGACGGACGGAAGAAACCGGAGAAATTCGCTCGCATCGAGGCGCTGCAGCCCTTTTTCCAACGCGGGGAGATTCTTTTTAACGAGGCGGAAAAATCGTCGGGAGGCATGAAAGTGCTCGAAGACCAACTGCTGACGTTCCAGCGGGGAAGCAAGGCGCACGACGATGCGCCCGACGCCCTCGAAGGGGCCGTGTGGTTGCTGAGCAACAAAGTAAGGACGGCGAATACCCGTTACATCGTCGGACACAGACCTAACCGTAAATATTGACATATATGTATTTATCCGCAGAAGAATTGAAAACAGCCATGTATGCCCATGTCGTCGAAGAGATTACCGGCGGGGACGTTTCAATCGTTTGCCAGGCCATCGAAGCAGCCGTGGAAGAAGCGAAGTCTTACCTGTCCAACCGCTACGACGTGGAGAAGATATTCTCGGCCGTCGGAGAAGGACGGAACGCCATGATTCTCGAAAACGTCAAGGTCATGGCCGTATGGCACATCATCACCATCTGCAATGCCGAAACCATCTATGAGATGTGGAAAGAGCGCTACGACCGCGTGGTCGACTTTTTCAAGAACGTGGCCAAAGGGATTGTCGCGCCTGCCTTGCCGCTCCGGACGGACGAAAAAGGCAATATCGAACTGCAAGCCAAATTCGGCTCTAACCCCAAATTTCATCATTCTTTATAATGGAAAGAAAAAAACAGGACCATGCCCCTTCCGGGAGAAAACGGAAGAACGGGGCCTCGCTGGTGCGCCGTGTCATCGAACGGCACGAGTCGATAACCCGGAAAGACATCGCCGACTGGAAAAAGGCCCGGATACAGGCTACCAACGATTACGAACCGAGGCAGGTACTTCTGCAAAACCTCTATGAGGAAATCATGCTCGACGCACTGATGTCCTCCCAGGTGGGACTGCGTATCGACAAAAGCCAGGGGGTGGACTTTTCGCTGGTGCAAGGGGGAAAAACCGACGAGGAACAAACCCGGATACTCAAGGACAGCGGCCTTTTCGACCAGCTGGTCGAGCTGATTGTCGAAAGCAAGTTTTACGGCTGTTCCTTGATCGAGTTTTCCTATACGCCCGACGGTATCCGTGCCGACCTCGTGCGCCGCCAGAACGTGGCGCCCAAGACGGGACGGTTTTATCCCGACACCTACGGGAGCGAATTCGTGTCGTACCGGGAAGAACCGGAATTCGGCCGGTGGCTCGTCGAACTATACCCCCGGGAAGGGGATTTGGGGCTGCTCAACAAGGCCGTCCCCTATGTGCTGATGAAGAAGTTCGCCATGTCGTGCTGGAGCGAGCTGTGCGAAATCTTCGGCATTCCGCCGCGCGTCATGAAAACGAACACGTCCGACCCCGAAATGCTCTCCCGGGCGGAACAAATGATGAAGGAGATCGGTTCGGCCGCCTACTTCATCATCGATACCGAGGAGAACTTCGATTTTGCACAGGGTGTCGCCACGAACGGGGAGGTGTACAAGAATCTCATCGATACCTGCAACCAACAGCTTTCCCTGCTGAACCTCGCCGCTGTGCTGGGGCAGGATACCGTGAACGGGAACCGCTCGAAGGAGGAAAGTTCCTCCAAATTGCTCGACTCCGTGGTGAAGGCCGATAACCGTTTCATAGAATCCTCTTTCAACAGGATCATACTCCCGGCGCTCGCCTCCATCGGCGTCCTCAAACCCGGGCTGCGGCTGGTCATCGCCAAGGAGGTCGATGTGGAAAAGCTGTGGAAAATGGTACACGAGGGTTCCCAGTACTACGATTTCGACATAGACTGGATACGCGAGACGTTCGGCATTGAGGTTACCGGATTGCGTACCGACACGGCTCCGGCGGTTTCTCCGGCTCCGGGGAATAAAAAGGACGGAAAAGCGGGTGCTTCCGGAAGCGGGGAAACACGGGAGCTGCCGGATGATTTTTTCTTTTAAGGGCTGGCCGGCCAGCCTTGAAGTCCACCCTTGACGACCTCTATTTCAACGGTTCTTTAACGGCGTTGGAAGAGTGTTTGAAAGAGTTCGGGCAGTCGGTGGCGGGAATGTTCCCTCTGGCGGACGGGGAGATGTTCGGCAGGATCATCGGGGAGATTGCGGACGATTTCGATGCGGCCGTCAACAAACGCCTGCTCGACATATACGCGGGCAACCTGCTCGGAGGCGTCCGCGGCGTTTTCGGGGATACCGGGTACGGAAGCCGTTATTTCGGCCTTGCAAACCGGCTGGAAGCCAACGCGGCCAGGTTTGCGGCTTACAAGGCTTACCATGCTACGGAACAGGTCAAGAGGCAACTGACGGCCCGCGTGTCGAAAGAAGAGGCCCTGAAAAGGGCCGAAGGGGCTTTGAGGGCGTTCAACAGGTACCAGGCCGCGGAATACAACACGGCCGTGGCACGCTGCCGGACGGCCAGGCAATGGACCGACTTCAACCGGGAAGGACATGCGGACATTTTCCCGAATATCCGTTGGTTGCCGAGCCGGAGCGCCGAAAGACGTCCGCAGCATGTCCCTTACTATAACCGCGTATGGGCGAAGACCGACCCGTTCTGGCTGGAAAACCAGCCCGGCAACGAATGGAACTGCAAGTGCGACTGGGAGGAAACCGCCGATGACATGGACCACGACGGGGTGAAGGTTACACCCCCGCCGGCGGGCCTCTCCGGAAATCCCGGCATCACCGGGGAGATCTTCTCGGAAAAGTCGATATATTTTACGGCCAACGGGCACGACCGGATAGGCAGGGGGATATTGGAACTGGGCGAAGGCGGTTTCTTCGGTAAAGGGAAAATCGACGCGGCGGAGGTGCTGTCGCACGTGTTGCACGAGCCGGGCGAAATCGCCGGGAACATGGAGGTCGCTACCCTGTTTTGCCGGCATAACAAGGGGGTAAGGCGTATAAAACTGCTGCCCAATGTGGTAAAAGAGGATGCCGGCCTGCGGCCCCGGTTCTACCCCAAAGGCATGACACCGCGCGGGGCGAATAAAAATGCCGATGCCGTCATCGAATGGGACAACGGCGACAAGTGGGTCGCCGACTTCAAGTACATGCAGGGAAACGGGGCGAAACTCAAAGAACGCCTGTATGACGCTTACGAGCAGGCCGACTATGCCGTCGTGAAGATATGCGGGGAAATAAAAGAGATTCAAAAAGTGATCGAAACGGCCGAACGGTTCATGAAAGGGCATTATAAATTTAAAGGCCTTATTATATACAATTCATCCGATGAAGTTATATATCAGCATAAATAAAGGGGGTAAAATCCCCCTTTATCCAACGCAAATGACCCAGCCGGCGGCTCGATCGCGCGTTGTTCTGCAAATATAGCGATAATTTCCTATAAAACAAACAAAGAGGCGGAACGCCTCTTTGCCCAACTCAAGTGTCCCAGCCAGCGGCTCGATCGCGAGTTGTTTTGCAAATATAACGATAATTTCTTACAAACAAATATTTTATGGCAAAAATGACTCCCGGACAATTCAAAGCGGAAATAGAACGGCTGCAACGCATCTCGCCCGACTTTATGGCCCGTATAGCCCCGTTGGTGGCGGCGAATACGGCGGTTGCGGAGTTTAAAAACAACTTCCGAACCGAGAGCTTCGACGGGGTGAAGTGGAAAGAGGTACAACGCCGGGACGGGCATTCTCCGGCTTACCGGTATGCGGCAAGGCACCACCCGGCACGGACGGCACGGAACATATTGACCGGCGATACCGGCGACTTGGGCCGTTCCATCGAGGTGAAGGAGGTGGGGGAAGGACGGGCTACCGTATGGACTTCCCCGCAGGAATTCGGCAGCAAGGAGCCTTACGGGGCGGTCCATAACGAAGGCTTGAAAGCGGGACGGGGCACCGGATTCATTATGCCCCGACGCCGGTTTATGGGAGACACCCCCGGTTTGCGGGAGAAAACCGTGAAAGAGATCGGGAAAGCATTGGACCGGCTCTTCAAAAAATAAAGGCGGAGTCGATTACGACTCCGCCTTTTCATTTACTTCCGGGGTATAAGGTTATCTTTATCCCTTCGGGGTGTATGACCGTCCCTTCTCCGGCATGGCCCGCCGTGAATTGCGTCGCATAAGAGAGGGCATACACTTCGAATGTGTTGCCGACATGAAGTTTCCGCCAGTTCGTCCGCACCAACGGTGCGAACCCCTTTTCATAATACAGTTGCAGGGCATCGTGCACGCTCTCCATCAGTTCGATGGCGGCATATCCGTCTTCTTTCCGGGGGGCATACAGCGACGTGGGCGTGAGCCGCTGGTCGGCGATGGTGATCGTTACCGATACGTCCGCCAATTGTCCGCCTTTGCCGGTTTCAGTGAAACCGGCTTGTTCCAGGTCGATGAGCGCACAGGGATATTTCACCGCAGGCTGCTCGTAGCGTAACTGCCCCCAGTCCTTGTCGATGTATTTCAGCTCCGGCACCGTGGCGAGCCGTTCCTGTATGCTCAACAGCAAATCTTTAAATTGTCCCATCGTGATCGTTTTTGTCGAATAGTGATAACTGACCGGGTCTCTCCGGTTGTTCCCGGGTCTCTCGCAAGGGCGTGGCGATGTAACGCAGCAGGGTGCGGTAACACATCGGGTAAACGGGGTTGACGTACCGTTCCCAGACTTTGAAATAACTTTTGGCGTAATTCCCCGGCTCGTAATGCTGCTGGACGATGTCGCAGACCAACTTTATCCGCCGGAGGGTGTTTTTACGTCGACCGCCCATTGTTTTTCCCGGATTTTGTTTTACCTTTGTTACAACTTCCCCAAATTGTAACTCGCTTGCCGGATCGGGTGGGCGGGTTATTTTTTATACCCCGTCTTTACCCGTGTGTTTCATGCCTCGGTCATGCCGAGGGGGATCTGTTTCCATGCGCCGCTCTTTTCGTCCTTGTATTCGGCGTAAATGTAGGTTTTCGACAGTTGGGGGATATAGGCCTCTTCTATGATGGTGATCCCTTCGTTCAGCCGTTCGTCGTTCAACTCGTTCGCCAGCTTGCGCAGTTGCAGGGCCTTGTTGGCTTTCAGGTTCCCTGCGGCGTCCCGGGAGAGCAACCGCATCATTTGGTTGACGAGCGCCCGCGTGGTGTCGTCTTTGATGAGCGAGAGGCACGCTTCTTTGACAATGGCGACGCCGTCGTTTACGGTGTCTTTCCAACCGTCGCACTGGTGGCGGCCGATGGTGATGCGGCGGGTA